ATTTTATTCCAATGATTTTCAGCAGATGGCCTACAATCTTTTCCCGTATATTCAAAACGTTCTCGTACCTAAATTTCAGGAGGTCGCCCGTCAAAGAAAACAAGCATTTAAGCGGAGAGCGTGGAAATGAGACTGTATTCCCCTCTGAAAAAGAGGGTCAAATATAAGCTTGTGCCCGTGCGTTTAAATACCTCTTTTCGAACGGTGCTGAAATGCTATCAAGTATTCTCCGACACGCTTTTGACAGATTCTGAAAAGGCTGAGGCCTGCTTATGGCTTTTAGTAAAATCAAAATTATTTCTAAAAATCCTAAAGCCTGACAAAAAAGCGGCTCTTTTCAATCTAATCTTCAAGGAATTTATTGACGTGTCAGATAAAAAATCCGGAGGAGAAAAGTATTTCGATTTTAATCAGGACGCATGGGCCGTCTATTCTTCCTTTATGCAGTGCTACCATCTCGATCTGCTTGGCGCTGGCAAAAACCTTCATTGGTGGAGCTTTACTGCGTTATTTAACGGGTTGTCTGATGATACCAAGATCATGCAGATCATTTCAATACGTTCCCGCCCACTTCCCAAGCCGACAAAATACAACGCTGAGGAACGCCGGCAGTTAATCAAGCTGAAGCAGCTGTACAAGCTTAATTTGTCAGAAGAAGAAAGAAAAAAGCAATTCCAAGACGGGCTTGCCAAAATCGCTGTTGCACTGCACACCCTGGCGGAAAGGCCGTAACGGTGATAATCGTGGATAAAATTAAGTGTCCGTACTGCGGTTATGTGATGCCTTTAAAAGTTGATCCTGACGCGAAATGCAAGGGCGTTTGGATTAAGTGCAAGGGCCGTAACTGCAAAAAAGAATTTGAAATAAAAATAGGAAAAGTCAAGTAGTGCCATCATGTGCCGATGACTTTCACTTGTGAGGTGATTTCATTGGCAGAAGGCGAAGTTATATATGACGTTAGGGCAGATGACAGTAAACTAGACAGTGATTTAACCGGTGCGGAAAAAACCACCAGCAGCAAATTAGGGAAAATCGGCGGAGTAGCAGCCAAAGCCGGGAAAGTCGCTGGAGCCGCCTTTGCCGCGATTGGCTCTGCGGCTTTAGCGGTGGGCACAAAAGCAGTAACTGGAGCTGTAAGTTTTGATCAGGCGATGAATCAATTCGCTGCTTCTACTGGAATCGCAGAATCAGAACTATCGGATTACGAAAACACTTTAAAAGATATTTATACCAATAACTACGGGGATTCTTTTGAAGATGTTGCCGACGCTATGGCTGCGGTTACCCAGCAAATGGGCGATTTAGACCAAGCTTCTTTGCAAAACATAACGGAATCCGCTTTTACATTGCGCGATACCTTTGGTTATGACATAAATGAATCAGTTCGAGCGGCGAACACAATGATGACCCAATTCGGTATTGAGGGCGACAAGGCAATGGGGTTAATTGCTACCGGCGCCCAAAATGGATTGGATTTCTCTGGAGAGTTACTAGATAGTATCAGCGAATATTCTGTGCAATTTGCAAAAGTCGGCCTTGATGCTGACGATATGTTCAAAATCATGGAAAAGGGCGCTGAAACCGGCGCTTTCAATTTGGACAAGGTTGGCGACGCCATTAAAGAAATGTCTATTCGTGTAGTAGACGGCTCGGCAACCACACAAGAAGGCTTTTCAGCTATCGGATTAAATGCTGATGAAATGGCGGCTAAATTTGCAGCCGGAGGAGATTCCGCTAAGGAAGCTTTTGATCAAACAATTCAAGCGCTGGCGGATATGGAGGATCCTCTCGCGCAGAACCAGGCCGGAGTAGCCTTGTTCGGCACGATGTGGGAGGACTTAGGTCCGGAGGTTGTCACTCAACTCGCAAACATTGAAGATGGGGCTTATGCAACCTCTGATTCAATGGAAGAATTAAAGGATATAAAATACGATGACCTGGGCTCCATGATGGAAAGCCTAGGGAGAAGTGTTGAAACTCTTTTGCTTCCTCTGGGAGAAGCTCTGATTCCTCTTATTCAACAGATAATCGAAGAAATATTGCCTGTTATTGAAGAAAACCTCCCTCTCCTTACTGATTTTATAAGCCAATTAGTTTCGTCGTTAATGCCGTTAGTGGAAAGTCTGCTTCCACCCATAATGGATTTATTTAATCTGCTCCTTCCGATTTTAATCCAATTTATTGAACAGATTTTGCCGCCGATTATAGAACTGCTTACGACGTTATTACCGCCGATTATGAAGCTGGTGGAAACGCTTCTGCCCCCTTTGATTGATTTATTCGCCGCTTTAATCACTCCTCTGGCAGAGATCCTAAGCGCTATTTTGCCGCCGTTAATCGACGTAATAAACATGCTGCTTGAACCCATCATGGCGTTAATTGATCAGCTCCTTCCGCCTTTAACTGAACTGTTCAAAGGATTAATGCCGATTTTTGATGCACTTTCCCCTGTAATAGAGTTTTTAGGCCAGCTGTTTTCAAAAGTACTAGGCGGCGCTATCGAGGCGATCATGCCGATTATCGAAGGCGTTATGGACGTTTTCGGCGGGTTGATTGACTTTATTACCGGTGTGTTTTCGGGCAACTGGGAGCAGGCTTATAACAGATTACATAAGACAAGCAATTTTCCTGAATTTACAAGCCGTGTATGTCCTGCACTTTGCGAGAAGGCTTGTACCTGCGGACTTAATGGTGATCCAGTATGTACTAAGGAAAATGAGATGGCTATAATTGAGCATGCATATGCCAATGGACTTGCTGGTC